TGCCATGCTCTCAATCACTGCCTTTTTCTCGTTTCTCGTCATGATTCAACACCTCCTCTGTTGATAGTGTTTTATGTGATTTCCTGCACTGGTGGTTCTCTCGGTCTCTGCATCCCGTCCACCTGCTTTCCGGCTATGTCTACCGTGTTATGACTTTTCACCTTAAAAAATCATTGAAAACCTGTTGACCAACCGTGAACCTTTTAGCAAGTCCACCCGCTGCCATGTTTCCCACGGTATCGCTGACGCTGTCTCTCGGCTTGCCATCGTCAGAGCGTCGGTCGCCATCCGGACGCTGACGGGGCGACTGTTGCCCCGTTTCGGCTTTAATAAAATGAATCTCTCTGCATTTCGTCGTCGACTTCTTTCGGTATCGGAATAGGTTCAAAATCATCGTTTTTTCCATCCCAATAATCAAATAACTCTTGTATGTACTGATTCAACTCCTCTACTCTGCTCATTTCCGTTCCTCCTGTTCTTGCTTGTCCTGTTGCATCTCCTGCCATATAATAAATGTGCGACCATTCCAAAATGACAGGAGGTGACAACATGGCGGTTCATCATGACACTTTCAAAAGTGCGATTGCAAGTGCGTTTGAAAATAGCGACATCAAATTTTCAAAAGTTTCTGATTTATCAAAAGAAGAATTTGAACGTCTTCTCGCATCAGCTATCAAGGCATGTGTTGAAACACAAGATTTTGCACAACACATTCGCACTTTGAAATGATTTTCTCGGAGGAGTGTTTCACCACTCCTCCACAATCTTTCCTATTTCTTCCGCTGCCTTTTTGACAACCTCTGAAATCTGCTTGATTTGCTCCGGTTCGGGGTCTCCCTCGAATTCCGCTCTCACTCTAATCTCTTGGTGTTCGGAAACCTCCGTTTTGTAGAAAATGAGCTTTTCAATCGCCCCAGTTCCCCGTGTTCTTACGTTTGAAATTTCATGTTTTGGCATTTCTTTTCACCTCCCTGTTGTTCTTTGTAAGAACAGTATAATTCCCTCAGAGAACATTGTCAACACTTTTTTGTTCTTTCAAAGAACTTTTTTATTGATTTTTGTCTCGTTGGGTGTTATGCTTTAGAAAACAGAGGAGGTGATTCAGTATGACGCAAGGCGAACGAATCAGAGAAGTCCGAAAAGCTCTCGGTCTCACTCTTGAGAAATTCGGTGAGAAAATAGGAATGAAAAAGAACTCTGTCAGTCAGCTTGAGAATGGAAAAAACTCCGTGACTGAACAGGTCGTCAAGGCGATTTGTCGTGAGTATAATGTTGATTATATGTGGTTAACCACCGGAGACGGTGAGATGTTCATTGACACGGACGATGATTTCATCGAACGCATTGACCGCATCATGGCGGGTGAGGATGAGGCACGAAAAAGCCTTTTCAAATTCATGCTTGAGTTGAGTGACGAGGACATCGCTGCACTCGACCGCTTAATGAAAAAGGCGATTGAGTTCACACAAAATAATAAAGAAAAAGACTGACAGCCTTTTCAACTGTCAGCCTCATGGGTGTACAGATACGCCACGAATTTATATATCCTCTTTAGGATGCGTTCGTTTTGTATCTTCCCGACTATTTCAACAATAGCCTCTTTGTAATTCAAGGGGAACACCCCCTTTCCGATTACAGTGTATCATATATTTCCATCATTGTGGAAATATCGAGGTTGATTTCCATAATCGTGGAAATCGTTCCTCCTGCTGCCGGAATCCCGCTGCAATGTGATACAATTATTTGTATTCGGATTCAAACAGGTCGGTGATTTTCACACCTAATGCAATCGCTATCATTTCAAGCTGAAATAATGTCGGCGACACCTTGCCGTTTTCGATGTTGTTTATCGTAGATTTTCCGATTCCGGATTTCTTCGATAACTCCATCAATGTGAACCCCTTTGAGGTTCTCATTTCCCAAACGAGAATTTTCATCCTGCTCACCTCCTTTCTCAAGGAAAGTGTACAGAACGAAATTTCCGCACTGATTTGATGTCGTTATCGAATTTTTGTAATAAAAAAAAGAGCAGCCTCCACGCCAATGGAAACCGCTCTTTAGATAACATATACCTCCGTATAAGCACGGTGATAAAATGTCACCCCACAAGTCTCATTTTATCATAAAACCGTGCTTGTGCATAGGTTTTATTTTTATACATTTTTTTGAATGGAGTTGATAAAATGCGACGTAAAACAACCGCTCCTGTTGAGAAAATCCTGCTCCGTGTGGCAATCTATATCCGTGTTTCGACCGACAAACAGGTCAAGGACGGAGATTCCATGCGTGACCAATTAGCGACAGGGCAAAAATACATAGACAGTCATGAGAATATGATTCTCGTTGACACATACATTGATGACGGAATCTCCGGACAGAAATTGAAACGAGACGACTTTCAACGCCTCATTGATGATGTCCGTGCAGGTAGAATTGACCTCATTATTTTCACACGTCTTGACCGTTGGTTCAGAAACCTCCGTCATTATCTGAACACGCAGGACATTCTTGACAAGCATGGTGTTTCATGGACTGCCATTGAGCAGCCTTATTTTGACACCTCAACCCCTCACGGTCGTGCTTTCGTTAATAACTCAATGATATGGGCAGAACTTGAGGCTCAAAACGATTCCGACCGAATCCTCGGCGTGTTCGATGACAAGGTTGACAACGGAGAGGTTCTTTCCGGCTCAACCCCTCTCGGATATGCGATTGTAAATAAACACCTTGTACCGGATGACGACGCTCCAACCGCCGTTGCCATCTTCCAATACTACCGCAAGACCGGAAACTTGAGCATGACACTCCGGTACATGGAGAGTGAGTTCGGACTTGTCCGTTCTGCTGCCAGTCTCAAAAATATGCTCACAAATACAAAATATATCGGTGAGTTTCGTGACAATAAAAATTATTGTCCTGCTATTATCGACCGTGACCTTTTCTTTGATGTGCAGAGACTTCTCAAAATCAACATCAAGAGCGGGAAAAAGCACGATTATATTTTCAGTGGTCTCGTTGTCTGCGATGACTGCGACCATATCATGAGCGGATGTCAGCAACGTGCAGGAGGTCGTGTCCGTGCCGACGGAACACGAATCGTATATAAATACAGTGTGTACCGCTGCCGACAGGGTGTGAACCTGCACCGCTGCCCGAACCGAAAACTTGTATTTGAGACAACCCTTGAAAAGATGCTCCTCGAACGCATCCGTCCGGAACTGGAAAACTATATTGCAGAATACGAGGTTGCAAATCTTCCGGCATTGCGTACCGATGCCAAACGCCGGAGTGTTGAGGGAAAAATGCAGAAATTGAAAGACCTATATTTGAACGACCTCATAACAATGGACGAGTTCAAACTTGATAGAGAAAAACTGCTGATGCAGCTTGAGAAAATAAATGCAGAGGATTCCCGACCTGTCAAGGATTTATCGTATTTGAAAAACTTTTTGAAAATGGATTTTGAAAGTGTGTATGATTCTTTGTCTATACCGGAGAGGCGTGAATTGTGGCGTTCCATTGTCAAGGAAATCCGTGTTGACCATGACAAAAACATTCATATTATTTTTTTGTGATTGTTATACTACTAACTGAACCCCTCCGGTCGGTAGGTTCAATTTAGTAGTATGAAAATCTCTGTTATTTTTTACGTATTTTACGTATATTTTTATTGACATTACGTAAAATACGTGTTATTATATACTTGTAAGGAGGAAACAATACAAATGAGATTTCGAGAAATTGAAAAAATAGTCCTCAATGACGGATGGGAGTTAGTAGATGTGAGAGGTTCACATCATCAATACAAACACCCAACCAAAACGGGAAAAGTTACAATCCCAAATCATCGAGGCGACATTCCTCAAAGGGTTGTCAACTCCATACTCAAACAGGCGGGTCTCAAATGAGACCTGCCACCCATTAAAGAAAGGAGCGTTATCATGAATTATATTTATCCTGCTGTTTTTTATCCGGAGGGCGACGGGAAATATTCAGTTATTTTCCCCGACCTCAATGATTTAGCAACTTACGGAGATAACCTTGCGGACGCTTTCGCAATGGCTCAAGAGGCTTGCGGTCAGTATTTATTCACATCCTTGCGTGATGGTGATGTTCTTCCCGCTCCGACCCCTCTTGATGCAGTTGAAAAGGACGAGGATGCAGCACTTGTCAATTTGATTTGTGTCAACCTCGACGAATACGCCCGTGCGTACAATGACAAAGCGGTCAAGAAAACTTTGAGTATTCCTGCATGGCTCAATACTGCATGTGAAAATTACGGTATCAACTATTCAAAAGTTTTGCAGGATGCGTTGATTGCCAAAATTCAAGCACGTTCATAAATCCATTATAGCACAAGGACGACACCCGTTTCCGGATGCCGTCCTCTTTTTGTCTGTATGCTCTTATAACTGCTCGAATTGTACATGCTCCGATTCTCCGGAGAGGTAAAGGTCGCCGATTGTTCTGACCATCTTCTTTCCGTCCACAACATGAATCTCTTTCACATAATATGACTGTCCTCTGATAGCACGACCGCAGATGTTCTCATTGCCCCACGCTGCGGAACGTCTGATATTGAGTGAGCCGTCGCAAATGACCGTCACTTTCATTTTTCCCTGCGGGATGATGACTTTGTCCTCCGGCTCGTCCTCTGCCTCCTGTGGCTCTGTATTTGCCCCATTCTCGCCCGTTTCCGGTTCAGACGGAGGATTTGTCGTCTCTGCATCGTTTGAGACTGTTCCCCCGTCCTCTGCGTCCTCCTGCTGCCCTGCTGCATCCTCGTCACTCTCAAATGTTGTCATTTTCTCAACGGTTTCTGCATCGACTGTTCCGACCTTGTTTCCGTCTGCATCGTATGTGTTGACGCTGCCGTCCGGATTTGTCTGCAATGCTCCCTCCGGAACATTGTCCGTGAGTGAGCCGATGAGGTTTCCGTTTTCATCCCACACAACAAAACTCTCGTCCTTTGCTGCTGCTTTCATTGCTCCCTCAATGGTCTTGTACTCTTTGCAGTCCTCTTTCTTGAACTCTGTTCCTTTGCCTAAATAGTATAACATGATTTTCCCTCCTATTTGCTCAAATACTTGCTTGACGCATATCCGACGATGTTCTTATAAACCACATACAACCATTTCACACCGTTGCAATCGTTATAATATCCATAGCACTGGACTTTCTCACCGTTTTTCATCACCGCAAGGATTGACTTTCCTGTTCCTGCTCCCGCACGGAGATTCAATCCGGATGCAGTCACCTTGTAAGTTCCTGCAAGCCTCTTGTTGAACCCGTGTGCAACGTCGACCTTTGCATTGCTCTTGACTGTTGTTGTGTTGGATGCACCTGTTCCGGATGACTTTGCCCCGTCCGTGAGGTTCACTGCAACGTGAGCATTGTCATTGAGGGTGATGTCTCCCTCAAGCAAATACGCATCCGATGTCAGATATTTGCTATCTGTCAACACCTCGAATCCTGCTGCCTTGAGACCTGCTCTCATGTTTCCGGTATAGAGATAAATGCTCACATTCTTCATTTTCTCATTTCCCAGTCTGTAACCTGCACCCTTTACGATTGCAGCGACACCGGATGAACAATCTGCCTCACACGCAATCGTGATTTGTGCAGGGTCGTAATTCGATGCCTTGAGATGCTCCCAAAATGTGTATCTCTCTGACTGGTCATATCCGATTTTATTGTTGACTGCTGCTGCCTTTGCCATGCTCGCAATCATTTTTCTGACCTTTGCATCCGGATGACGGAGGACACATTTCCACGGTCTGTTATACCAATTTATAACCCTCCACTCTGTACCTGTCTGGTCTCCTGCCTTTCCTCCGCTGTATCTGTTATTTTCATCATGTCCGCAATTTGAAATCATTTGTTTTCCTCCTTGTCAAATTCTTCTGTGTTTCTGTCCGTCATGTCTCCCATAAGTTCCGGACAATGTTCCTCAAGTTCTGTGTACACAATCAACCCGCAAATCAGTAACGGAATACCGACCCATAAAATCGCACATCCCAATGAAAGAATGAACCATACTACCACCGACATTCTTTCCGCAAATTTGTCATCCGGATAATAATATTCGTCATAGTAAAGCTCCTGTTCCTTTTTGCTTGCCCTGTCGACCCAAATGTAAAACGCTGTCATCGCTAAAAATACGACGACTGCACCCACAACGTACACAATCCCGATTGTCCTTGCGTTCTGCACGAAAAAGTCTACGATTTTACTCATTGACCTCACCTGCCTCACCGCTCACAAGCGTCTGCATCGCTTTGTTGCTCTCAAGCATCTTTTTCATTCTCTCAAGTGCCTCGTCGACCATCATCGAAAAAGCCTCAAAAGAAATCACTCTCGCAAGCCACGCAAACCTTGCGACAAACATGTCATATACATAACGCAGCTTGATTTGACCTGTACCGCCTCCCAGTTCTTTTTCTGCCTTTGTGACTGCATAGAGCAGCCATTCTCTCACTTTGTTCAACTGCTTGTCTGACGGCATTTTCACGAAAACATATACTGCATATCCTCCCGCTGCACATACCGCAATCAGACCCACAATCACAAACCAATTCTCGACGATGTATTTCATCCTTGTACCTCCTCGTCATCCTGTTCCGGTTCGTCATTGTGTTGTATTTCTCCGTTTGACTTTGTTCCCTTGACCGTTTTCACGGACTTAATGAGTGCCATTGCACCGCCCTCAACTGAAAGAAATCTGAATACATTCTCAATCAGTGTCGACGGCTCTGAACCCATCCGTAAAAACACAAATATCATCACGACTGTAAAGATAAATGCTGCAAGAATCAAAGTGAATACAACACGTTTCATGAACAGACCGGACACCTTTTTGTCATGTCTCTCTTTTCGCTCTCTTATCCGATACATTCTTTTCAGATGCCGGATTCTTATGCGACGTTCCTGTTCTGTCATTCTCATGTATTGCCTCTTTTCTGTGAGGTTGATTCTTGCCTGTTTCCTGCCCTCCTGTTATCGGTCGGAATGCTGTTCTCCGTCCAGTCTCTTGTGATAACTCTTGAGTGACTGTTCCACAATGACAACACGCTCTCTCAATGTTTTCATCTCCTCACGGTTCTCTCTCGATTCCCGTTTGATGTCTTTGAGGTCGTCTGCGATGTTCTCAAGTTTCACCATCACCATCGTGTCGGTTGTTGCTCTCTGTTCCGCATCTTCCTGTGTGTCCTTTTTCTCATTTCTCTGCTTTGAGCAGATACCAAAAAAAATCGCAAACGCAACAGATACTCCGGAGAGCAACAGGGAAATCTCAATCGTCAACGGCGTTCTCCTTTCCGAACTCTGTCGCCTCGATGTCATCGGTGTCGCAGTATCTCCTCATGTGGTATTCAAGAACATCCATCTCCTTGTCTGTCTCCTCTACATCCTGCCGGAGTTCTGCCTTGACCGTCTCCTCGATTTTCGACTGTTCAATGATTGTTTGCTGCTTTTTCACGATTGCGGATAGGTTCTCCGTCACATCGCACAATCGTGATATTATTTCAAGCGGACTCATTCTGTATCACCGCCGGAGAATTTTTCTCCTGTGATATATTCATATTCATCCGCTGAAATACTGCCCTTTGCGACACGCTCGGAAATCTGTTCCTTTGTGAGAGTGCCTTTTTTGTACATTCTTTTGAGACTTTCAACAAGCATTTTCATACTAAATCAACCCCTCCTCAATCAACTGCTGTGTGTATTCGTCAATGACCGCATCTTTCTGAAACTGTGTCACTGATTCGACGATTCCGGATGTGTTCTCCTCAACGACTGACTTCATGAGTGCCATGTTCTCATATTCCTTGACTGTCATTTCTTTCTCGTCGTACTGCCATTCGGTCACTGTCTGCATCTTTCCGTCGCTGCCCTCAACCTCTCTTGTCACCTGTTCGATGTTCTTACGCAGGTAAACCGTTGACGGCGACGATGTCCTGTCGACCTCCTCCGGCTTGTCCGGCTGTGTTCCTGTCACCTTTTTCCAGTCTGTCATGTTCATTCTCCTTTCTGCTATGCTTTGAAACTATCCTCTTGAGTTTCTTGACATTGATTTTCGGTTTGATGTATTCAATGTAATAGTTGTATGTGTCCGTGTGTTTGAACAATCCCATATACGACAACATCACCGATGCGTTATACCATGAGATTTTATCCTGCTTTGAAATATGGTTTGCCTTGCGTCTCGCAGCCTCGATGTTTGATTTCCGGATGGTTGTCCGGTCATGGTGAAATTGAAATCCCATAAAATCAAGCATACGACCCTTTGTGACCTGCTTTCTGTTCTCGTCAAGCACTGGTTTCCCGTCTTTCATCACCGGATATTCAAATCTAAACACCTGCCAGTCACCTTTTATCTCAAGGTCAAGGTTTTCGTTCAGATACGTCTCGATTGCCCTGTGCATTTTATGCAGTTTCTTTTTGCTCTTACCCAGTATCACCATGTCATCCATGTATCGCATGTAATGTTCTGCATGGAGTTCCTCCTTGATGTAGTGGTCAAGTGCTTTCAAGTAAAAATTGCCGAACCATTGTGATGTAAAATATCCCAACGGAACGCCTTTTCGCATCTCCTCAATAATTTCTTTCAGTTCATCAAACATCGCTCCTGTGATGCCGATTTCCTGCAATATCTCCAACGCTCCGGAGATGTCGTCAAATGCTATGCATCCGACAAGCGTTTTCGTCTGCTCTGCATCTATCTCAACACCTGCATCCGTCAAAATCTTTGCAACGAGTGCTATTTTGTCATGTTCAATCAGTATGCAGAGTAATCTATAAAACCGTTTATCTCGAATTACCTCTTTGAGTTTCCTTTTGAGGATTCTCCGGTTTATGGATTCAAAGAAATGGTGAACATCCATCTTGAGAACAAAAAATTTCTTTCCGTCGTAGGAATCAAGCCATTTTCTCATGTACTTCTTTCCGTAATGAACACCCCTGTCCGGAATGCTCCCGCATGAAAATTCATACAATCCATTCATCACAATCGGTTTGAACTGACCTATTGCACAATGATGAATAACCTGCTCATATTTGTAATGCGGTTTCAATATACGGCGTGTTTTCTTGCTGCTGCTCTCGTTGATGATGCTCGGTTTGTGATAGTCCGGAATGAACAACTCCTCTGTCAACATCTTTTTCAAGAGTTCTGTGTGTTCATCGAGGTTCTCTAATACCTCCCGCACATCATTCCTGTTCTTTTTCTTTTTGGATGCATTTATAAAACACTGTTTTATGTAGTCGTCTTGTAACATTGGTTCATATAGGTTGTTGTAACTTCTCATATAGTATTTTCTTATCTCCTATCGGTTTTTGTGCGGATGCTTACTCAACCGACCCTATATCCGGAATGATTTTCGCCTTGTGGCGTGGGATATAGGCTGCATTTGATTAAACGCTCCGATATGAGAAGAAATTGGACGCACCGATGTTCCAGTTCGCATTGCCCGCAGAATTGTTCAAATTCAAGTAATCCGCACCGCAGTTCTCGCCATTGTTACAGTTACCGCCGACAAGGGCGACCGCAGGGAGCAGGAACACCGCCCGACACCGCACCCTATATCCCTATATTCATTTTTCTAAAAACGACCACACCGCCTAACGGCGGGAATAGCGGAGGCGTTCCCCCTCCGTTCCTCCCCCTGCTGCTTACGCAGCGATAGGCTGTTCTAAGAAAACGGACGCACCGAAGTCCCAGTACGCACCGCCCGCAGAATTGCTCAAACTCAAGCAATCCGCACCGCAGACCTCGCCATTGTAACAGCTACCGCCGACAAGGGCGACCGCAGTAATTCCGGCATTCCACCAAAAATAGTCACATGTGTATGTGCTACTGCTGCCACCTATTGAATTGACAATGCGTCCGAATCTGCTTGACTTTGTTCCTTTCTGATAACCGTTGCCGGATGATGCGAATGTGATTCCGACCTTTTCAAAGTCCTTTCCTGTCAGATTGTACGGTGGTGTCATCTTTGCAAGGATTTCACCGCCTACCATCAACAGACCGTTGATTCTATCCCAACGGTTGCCCCACGGTTTTTCCATGTAGAACACTTTGACCTCATGTGTTGTGTCGTTATATCCGAAAAACTGTCCTTTGTCCTTGAGTGTTCCGGTTGCAAGATGCCCGTAATTCTGTGATGCGTCGTTCACATATCCGGATGTCTGACCCTGTCCGAATGCAGTCTGTGAATTGTCTGTCTTTGACATAATCTTGAGCATACAATTCAACAGGTTTCGTTTGCTCCATGAGCCGATATTCCATCCCGCACCGTTTGCCTTTGCTCTTGCAATCTCTGTTGATGCGTTTGTGTTATACATGAGTGCCTGTCCTGCAAGTGAGCGGATGCGTGTTCCATCATACGAACCGCCAAACATCGGGAAATAGAGTTTGTCCGCATGTGAACCGTCCTCTCTGACATATGCGTCATCGTTGTATGATTCATCGTACTGGACGTTTGAAATAATCATGTACTCGTAGTTTCCAACTTCAAACTGTGAGAGCCAAATCTTACCCTTGTCACCGCTGCCATCGAATACACTCATTGCATTTCCTCCGTATGCCGTGTTTGAGACATCGGATGCCGTTTTTCCGTCTGCTTTCTTTGTGTGGTCGTTCGGGTCGAGTTTATAATCTTCTGTACCGTCATATTTGACCATTGCCGGATAATTGTTCTTTACAAAAAAGACGTTTCCCCAGTCTCCAAAATCGAACCGTCCGGCAGAATAATTCATCGCAACGGGTGTCATTCCCACCGCATCAAAAAGATATGTGCATCGTGTCGCCGGATTGCTGTCATTTTTGTTGATTTTCATTCCGTAACGCTTTACACCCTTTATTCTTACATCTTCCCCGACTGCTGCCAGTATAGCGTTTGTATTTGCATATGTGCGGTCGAGTGTGTCTTTGTCTGCTACTTTTACAATTAAGTCTCCGCTTGCCATTTTTTACGCCTCCCTTATCGTCAAAATTCCATTCTCAACCGTGAGGACACATGATTTCTTTGTGACGGTGTCAACCATAGTGTTGAGACCGTTCACAATGCCTTGACACGCTTTTGCTGCTGCACTTGCTGTCGACGCTGCATTGTTTGCCGTTGTTGCTGCACCGTTTGCACTGTTCGTCGCCTCTGTCATGTTCTTGCTGAAATTGTTCACGGTGTTCATATATCCCTGTGTCAATGTCAGTATTTCCTCATAGCGGGCATTGTTGACGATAATCGGCAGGTCAAAGAATTTCTTTTTACCATCTCCCTGTCTGATTTGATAATGACCGGATGTGTCAATCTCAACTCCGATTTCTCTTTCCTTGAGAATCAGAGTGTCCTCGACTGCTTTCCAGTCTGCCGTTGTTCCGGTGCATGGTCTGATTGCTGCCATTGTTCAACCTCCTTTGCTCCGTGATTATGGAATATATCACACAATCACTCCTTTGTGTTCGTTTCGCCGTCTGTTTCCAGTATCATGGAATTATACTGCTAATTGTCGGGAGGTCGGCGTTCCTCCGTCAAAATCAACGCCCTCATTCGCGTTTCTGACCTGTGGCGTTGCTCCGTCAATGAATACTGGTGTCACCGTTCGCAGATACGGCGTTTCTCCGTCACAATCAAGATACATGCTCGAATATAACGCCTCTGCACGGTTGAAATAGTCCTGCACACTCTCAAGGATTTTCTCTGCTGATGCAAGCAGTGAATTTTGAATCGTGTCATCAATATCCTTTTTGTCCTGCTCGACCTGTTTCTTTGCCTCTGCAACTGCCGTCTGCATCTGTGACACATCCTGTCGAATCTGTGTCGCCGTGTTCAATGTCGCCTCAAGCTGCTCTTGATTCTGCAATGCGTCCTCTGCCCGCTCTGTGACCTCTTTGCAGGCTGTTGTCGCCCTCTTGGATTCATCCGTTGCATCGTTCGCATTCTTGACCGCCTGTGAGGTGTCCTGCTGCCTCTGCTGCTCCTGTTGGATGCGGGTGTTTTCATTCTGCTGTCGATTATTCTCTGCGTTCGCTCTTGCCTGTTCTGCTTTTACTCTCGCATTTTCTGCGGTCACTCTTGCCTGTTCCGCTTTCTTGACTGCCTCATTCGTGCTGTCAATACTCTCAATGTGACCCTTGACACGGTTCTCAAGTTCTGTGAACTCATTCGCTGATAGAATCGCATTGTCGTTCCTCTGTGACGGTTCAATCTCTATTGTGAATGATGCGGATGTGATAACCTGTGAATCGTCACTCGTCCGGATTTCAATGTCGCAATACGCCGTTCCGGAGGCTGCAAGTGCTTGATTTGTCAATTCGACTGTCACATCCGAACCGGAATATGAACATGTGTTATATACATGTTTTCCGTCCGGTTTTGTAATGTTGATGACCGCTCTCGCACCCGTCGGGATTGTGTACGGTTCACCGTTGTTGAGCAGTCTTGCGACAATGAATCGTGTTGCCTTGTCTCCCTGCTTTGCAGATACTAAATATCTTTTAGTGTCTCCGGACATTTCAAGATTGATGTTCGTTGTCAGTTTCGTCAATGCTGCCATGCTCTCACCTCCTCTCGGTGTTTACTTCTTATTCCTCCGGATTCTCCGGTTCATCCTGCTCCGGCTGTTCCTCGTCCGGTTCTGTTTTCAGAACTCTCTTTGCTGCTTTCTTTGCCTTTTCAAGTTCCTCGTTTTTTTCTGCCATCATTGTATTTGTTGAGTTTATGAGTTCAATCTTTGCCTCACTCCTTACCTCTGCCAGTACGGAGGACAAAACTCCGTCCATGATGCACGGAGGCAATGCATGTCTTTTCTGTATCGTCTCCATAGCGTTGAGGATTTCTCCCTTTGCACATTCAATTCTCACTGCAATCGGTGTATTCATGATTATTCCTCCTTTGCCGTCTGTGTTGCTGTTTGTGCTGCAAGCAGCATGTCAAGTTTCTTGTCAATGCTCTGCAAGAGTTCCGTGTTTGTCTCCTCTGCTGATTCTCTTGTCACAACCTCTGCTGTCTCGTTTGGTCTTGAGTTGTCGGCAGCATCTTCCGGAATTTTATACTCCGGTTCTGCTGCTCGTTTGACTTCCTCCGTCTGAATATTTTCGTCATTCATCTGCATTCCTTTTCCTCCTGTTTTATCCATTGCTCCATGTTCCGGACACTAATATTCCTCTTTTGAACTCAAGCGTCGCCGTTGACCACTTTGTCAGTTTTCCGTCGCTGCCTACTTCTAAAGGTTGTTTAAATGTTAGCGTTCCAGTTATTGAACCATCCTCAAAACTCACATTCCGCAATTTGTAAAAATGCATGTTGATGTCTGCTCCCGCATGTAGCATATTCGCCTCATAATCTCCACACTGCTGTGTGCAGTACGACCATTTCATTGTGTACACATCTGCGTTCTGTGATTCTTTATTTGACCATGACATATATGCAGTGTTGTACTCAATATCAAAGACAAGTCCTCTCTGACTGTCATTGTTTTTCATGGTATTCGTTCCGATTTTTCCGACATAATTTCCGTCACGGTAAAAATGTTCGCCGTTGTAATCGAATCGAGTTCTTTTTGTGTTGTCTGTGATAGTTCCTGTGTACATCGTGATTCCGGTTGAATCAAACTGCATGTACGAACTGCCGTTATTGAATGCAACTCGGACATTATATGCATTCTGTGTGATTAGCGTTCCGAAATCATCGGAGTTGACTTTTTTCTTTACCTCGGAGGTTATTTCCTCCGCAGTCACTTGAATCTTTGCATCTGCATACAATGAATACAGACCCAACACCTCAACATCTTTGATGTATACTGGTGCGTTCTGTGTGTATGCGTAAATGTAAATATATTTCGTTCCCTCTGATACCGTGATTTCACGTTCAATCGTCGTGAACTCTTTGCTCTTTAGCGTTCCGGAGGATGTCGTTGAATAACTTAGATCGGAAGAGCTTCCCAACGCCCCCACCTGCACCCTTGCCGTGTTTTCGTACCCTGCTGCTGTTGCTGCCTTATATCTCACACGGTACGTTCCCGCAGGTAACTTTCCCAGTGTTTGCCGTATATAGGAACTGGTCGTTGATGTTTTCAAAATCTTCGCAACCGTTCCCAATCCGGACACATCCATCACGGCATTGTTCGTCTCATTGCTGTTGTACCAATTATCATCAAGTCCGTTTGAAAAATCTCCATTCACAACATAGTTGTGCATTGAGTTTTCCTCAACATGCTTTACCTCTTGAGAAATCTTCTCTTTCGTGGCTTTTATCAAGGAATCCATCTGCACGGATGTATAATAATTTTTCAGAGTGTAGGCAACACCTGCCTCGACTGCCTCTTTCGATGCCGTGATTTTGGTTTCAATCTCCTCCGTGGTCGAATAGTTCTCAAGGACTTTCTTGGTTGCCCTGTTGGAGATGGAGACCGCCTCCTCTGTGGCTGCTGCCGTCTCCTCTTTCTGAATCTCTGCGAATGTCTTTCTCGCATTGGAAATCTCAACCGTGTTCTTTTCCGGTGATTCCGGATATTCTGTGATTTTGACAATCCTCTGCTTTTCCCTCGTCCTCGTTTTCTTTGACACAAGCGTGACTGTATCTCCGATTCCGTATGAGAGAATGTCTTTGTATTCCTCTGATGCTTTCGCAAGGTCAACCACCTCTGCGGTGTATGCCTTGTATGGTCTTGACATTTCCTCAATCTTTGCTGTCGCATCCTCAATCAGACTTGTGGTATTGGTATATCTTTCGTCTTTCCAAACATACGCCTTGATTTTGGAACTATACTGAAAATTGTCGATGTAATCTTTTCCGGTCAGCCACTTCGGTGTGATGCCGTCCTTGCCTATCGGATAGATTCTTGTGTAAAAATCGTATGTGTCCGATTTCAATGATATTTTCCGGAGGTTCAACCCCTCCATGAAATAGCATCCTTTATCGCTGCCTATCCGGTCATATATGTCGATTGTCTTTGTCAGTGAATGGATGATGCACTCGCAGCGGTATGTTGTGAGGCACTTTTGCAGGACATTCCATGCCGTGACGCTCTCCTGCTCGTCAATAGTTCTTTTCTTTTTTACCGTGCATGTTCCGACATGCCATCCCGTACCCTCGAACGCAAACTCAAGACACGCTTTGATTGTTTGTTCATTCGATTCAAAGCCATACGGGAACGGCGTTCCCTCCAATTCCTCTACATTGAGGACGGCTGTGTATTTGTTGAACTGTTCACCCTTTTCGACTGCTTTGATAACAAATTCGTCCGTTTTGGTGCGTATATAGTATTCTTCTTTTAGCAAGTCGACCAACGCTCCCGCTGCCGGATAACTGAACGACAACTCTTTGTCTCCGGAATCCAGTGTCGTGGTGATTTCCCTGTCCTTGAATCCGGACAATGTTCCGATTCTTTTCTTTTTGTCATTAAAAATCTGCAATGTTCTCACCTCCTAAATCCACATAGGCGTGTATCTGATAGTCACTCTCGCCTTTGTGCTGGAGAATGTGAGTGCTGTTTCTCCGGTCTTTAATACCGGAAACGTCCACATGTTCACCTTGTCGAATGCATTTGCCCCGTCGATTGTCACAAGTCCGGTCTTTGCGTCTATCACAACCGTCTTTCCTGCTGCCAAACTCTCAATGATGATGTCGTCCTCTCCCAGTCCGGCGATTGTGTAATTCATCAAGGCACTCTTTGCATATACCTCCACAACGCACGGAGCGTCTCTTGTACCCACTTTATAGAACGATGCAGAGGTTTTCCCATCAAATGTGATTGAGAGGTCGTCATCGACAAAAAAACCGTCAAATTCGAGATTTACAATGTACCTCTGTTTTACATTCTTTTTTTCATAGTCATTCGTTGTGATGAATCCGATGTATGTTCCTTTGTATCCGTTGAGTTCCATCTTGCAAGCCTTTGTGAAATTGCTCATGAACTCCGATGCAGCACGGATGATGTTGTTCCTGTCCTTGCCTTTGAAATATATTGACAGTTTCAAATGACCCATCTGAACCTCTGTCTCAAATTCCGTCGGCATTGCTGCACCCGTCAACCATTCGTATGAATTAGAAAAAGAGGGAGGCTGCACATCGGCGGTCAACTGCTTTGCATCATATTTTCTGATGTCTATTCCGTTTATTTTCATCGCCCTGTTTTACCTCCCTTTTCGTTTATTTGTTACCATTTCCGCATCTACCTTTGACACGGTTCTGCTTGCGATTTCGTCGCCGTCAATGTATGTGTGATTTGTCACATATACAACTTGTGATTTCTGAACTGCATCAAGTTTCTTGTCAAGGATGCTGTTCAATTTGTTGTAAAATTCTGCAAGAGGCAATATCGCCTCGTCTCCTGCCTCTCCTCCTACCATGAGGCTGTTGCCGTTGATTCCGAACACGGTCGGATTTGTCATAATACCGCCGGATTTATACCACTGAATCGAGAATGACGGGAGTGAACCTTTTCCTCCAATTCCGAACGGTGCAACACCTCCGGACACACTGATGTGTGGCAAATTCAAATGTGGCAATGACCATCTGAAATTGAATGCCGATTTGATTCTCGACAATGCACCTGTCACTGCTCCGTGTGCGGATTCCATCTTTGAGGAGAATGATGACTTGATATTCTCCATCGCAGATGATGCGGTTGATTTTGCACTTGCTAATTTGCTTGAGAACGCCGATTTGATGCTGTCGAGTTTTCCGCCCGTCAGAGTGTTCGCCGTACTCATGAGAGAGTTCATTGTGTCCTTTACACCCGTGAATGTAGCAGACACGATTCCCTTGATTCCCCCGCCTTTTTCACTGTATGCGGATTTCATGTTGTTTAGTTTCGTTGACACATTGGACTTTGCCGTCTCCATGAGTGAGGTTGCCTTGTCCTTTATATTCGTGAAATCCGTTGACCATTTCGTTTTTATCTCCGAAACTTTTGAGGAGAATCCGGACTTGATTTCCGTCAATTTATTCGATGCATTGTTTTTCCATTCGGTCATTTTATTCGTGACCGTGGTTTTCATATTCTCCCAACCTGTCGAAACATTGGACTTGATGTCTGAAACCTTTGTTGAGAAATTCGTCTTTATTTCATTCAGTTTGTTTGATGCATTGGTTTTCCATTCCGTCATTTTTGTTGTGACGGAGGTTTTCATATTCTCCCAACCCTCGGAAACTTTTGTTTTGATTTCCGATGTCTTTTCAGAGAATTTTGATTTGATTTCAGAGAGTTTTCCTCCGGATAAATTATCAACGAATGTAAATCCTGCTGAATAATATCCTTTGATTCCCTCCCATCCGGCAGCAACAACGCCCTTGATACCGCCTCCGTTTTCTTCATAGGCGGTTTTCATGTTCCCCAGTTTTTCCTTTGCCGTTTCGGTCGCTGCCGACATGACATTGTGAACCGTGTCCTTTACGCCGTTGAATACTTTCGATGCAGCTTGTCCTATTGTGCTGTTTTTTATGTTGTCGCCGATTTCCTTGACCTTATTCGTGACCGCCTCTTTCGCTTTCGTGAATGCTCCCGTGATGGTCTCTTTGATTGCATTGAATTTTTCTTTGATGTTGCCCCACAATTCGGACAGTTTTTCTTTGACTTTATCCCAATTTTTATATAGTGCGACACCTGCTGCAATCAGTCCGGCAATCAGTGTCACAATCAAAATAATCGGACACAAGTTCATAACTGCATTGAGTGCCGTCTGTGCTACCGTCATTCCTCCGGTCGTCGCCGTGGCTGCTGTTGTAGCTGCCGTGTGTGCTGCCGTGGCTGCTGTTCCTGCCGTATCTGCTGCCGTTCCTGCTGCCGTGGCTGCTGTCTTTGCTGTTATCTTTGCAATGATTTTTGCAGCACCGGAAACAAATTTCTGTCCGGTCGTTATTGTGTCGGAGATACCCTTTGCCACCTTACCGAATCCGATTGACAACGGACCGATAGCAGCGACCACAAGACCGACCTTGAGGATTGTTTCTTGCTGTGCCGGAGAGAGCGACGTGAACCACTTTGTCAACTCTTGAATCTTTCCGGTCAGTTTCTCAATCATAGGTGCTGCGGATGTCTGTGCTGTGGATGCCAGTGTCGACAATGCCAGTTTTGCGTTGTTCATCGCAACTTTTGCATTATCAATCGGGTCGAGAGTTCCGTTGTAGGTGTCCTCGACCGTTGTTCCGTATTCCTCCATTGATGACGACAGACTGGTGAGGTCGATTCGATTCTCACGAATCGCCTTTGTCATTTCTGCTGCACCTTTCTTTCCAAACAGTTCCGTTGCAATCTGCATCGCCTCGGTCTCTGTTTTTGCGTTCTTGATGCTGCCGATGGTCTCTGACAACGCCTCGTCCATTGATTTTCCCTCTGATGTGGCGTTCTGTAATGCCTTTTTAAGACCCGCCATTGCTTGAGTTGAATCAACACCGTTTGCATCGAATTGAGCCATCAAATTGATTGCTTGAGGCAATGACAGACCCATTTCTTTGAACGCTGCGTTGTTATCAAGTACATTTGATTCAAGCGTGTCAACGGATATTCCGGTTTCCTGTGCCTTTGCCGTGAGCAATCCTAACAGGTTTCCTGTCTGTGATGCATCCACGTTCCACGCTTTCATGATTTTGTCGACTTGGTCAACTGACTGTGTGACGTTTGTTCCATTGATTGTTGCAAACTGTATAAACTGTTTTGAGGTCTTTTCAAGTTCCGTTCCTGTTGTATGGAATCTTGTGTTGACTTCTCCGATTGCCTCGCCTACCGTCGACATATCCTCCGGCATTGTGCCGAAAACATTATCCGCAGACTTTGTCAATCCCTCAAGTGCCTCTCCGGTTGCTCCGGTCTTTGTCACTATCGTGTCATATCCCTCGTCGAGTTCTTTGAACGCTGCAATAGATGCTGCACCAATGCCCGCAATTCCGGCAGAGACAACCGACATTTTCTTTCCGAAACTTTCCATCTTTGTTCCCGCCGTATCGCAAGCGGTCGCAAATTTTTCAAGTTTATTATCTTTCAACTGGTCATTAACGTTTTTTAGTTCTGCCTCCATGTTCATGAGAGCAGTTTTTGACTTTTCCGTCTTTACTGTCTGATTTGCAAGTGCGGTCTCTGTCTTTCCGATTGCTGTCTCATTTGCAGTAAACTCTTTCTCTAACTTGTCAAGTTCCTCTTTGAGTGCCTTTGACTGTTCGGAGTTCTTTCCGGTCTCTGCTGTCGATTTCTCATAAGCCTCTTTTGCAGCATCAATCTTTGTTTTGAGTTCCTCTTGCTTTGTCTTTTGGTCTGACAGTTTCTTTGTCAACTTCTCCTGCTGCTCACTGTTCAATTTCACGATGTTTTTCTGCACCGTGATTTTTTGAGTGAGCGATTCGGCTTTTGCCTTGAGGCTGTCTGTTTCCGACCCGAACAACTTTGCTTTCGTCGCTGCCGTCGTATATTCCGCAGACAAGACTTTCATCTGCGATGCTGCTGATTTCATTTGCGATTGATAACTGCTCGAATCTGCCGATATTTTGACGCTTGTATAAGCCATTCGGTCGCCTCCTCTCTTACTGATTTTCGTTGATTGTATCTAATTCAAATTTTAAGTAGTCCAACAACGTGACAATGTTCTCTTTCATGCATTGACTGTATGAGTTTTTCAATAGCCGAATCGCAATTTTTACAACACGGTCAACAATTTCCCCGCAGACTTTCCATTGATTTTCCTCCGGTTGTTCATCCTCGTCCTCATATCCATTTTCACGGTCATAGTCATCGAATGCGGATGCCTCTTTTTCCACCTGCTCAACCTCGACGATGTTCAACATCTTCTCTGCAACAATATTCTGCATGATGAAATGAACCGTCTTGATTGCCGTCAGAAATTCAACTGCATCAATCTCCCCGACTGCTGCAAGCGACAATTCATTCCCGAACATCTCCTGCATTATCTTTTTGTTGAAAAACATCACGCCGGAGAATTTCTCCGTGTCATTCTTTTCCATGAGACTGATATATTTTTTATACTGTTCTACCGTTACGGAATTGATGAAAAGTCTCTCACCTCTGCAAGTGACCTCGATTTCCGGTATCACTTGCCACTCTGAAAATTTTTCTCGATGTTCTCCATTCTCTTGGTGAGTTCGTCTGCAATTCCCATGTCGATGAACTGGAACTCAAGAATTAAACCTGCTGCATCAAGTCCGGTCTCCGGATTCTTTAATTCCTCAACGGTGAACTGGTCTCCGTATGCTTTGCAGATAAAAAGACCCATCGCCTCAATGTCTTGCTTTGAATACCTCTGTTTTGCGTCGACAACCTCTGCAAGTTCGAGATATTCCGTGTATGTGTCGATTGACATTTTCGGCATTGTAAACTCTTTGTTGTTGACTATAATTTTTCTTTTCATGATTTATCCTCCTATTATATGTCCTCTTATTAGCCTAACCCGCCGTTTTTCTCCTGCACTTTGCTGAACCATGCCTTGATTGCCTCTGCTGCCTTTGTGTCTCCGGAAACGAGGTTTGATTCGTCGACCGAAATCTCATACGCATTGTCAAGACTTCTCTCATAGAATGAACCCTTGATGCTCTTTGTTGTCGGAGACAATTTGCCCTCTTTTGTGCTTGCCTCCTCACTGATACCCTCTGCAAACTTTCCGGCGTATAACCATTTGAAATCATACTTTCCGTTGAGTTTTCTTTCTCTCCATCCGACAGCGACCTCCGGTGCTTTGTCATCCGCAGTCTTTACAAGAAAACCGTTCTCATATAACTGACCGAAAAGAATCTGTCTGTCCTGTGGTGCAAGTGCATTGACCTCAAGTTCGATTTCTGTTCCCTCATAGGAATTGATGACTTCCTCTGTTCCATCGTCAGAGTAAATCTTTTCGGAACTCCACTTTTCGTCAACCTTTGCTTTGATTGCTCTTGCCAGTTTGACCGGAGTTTCTGCAACGTATGCTTTCGCATCGTTCTGTGTGAGTTTTGCGATGTAGAAATCTCTACAACCGCAAGTTCTACTCCTCACAATCTTCTGTTCTGTGTCGCTAACCTGTGTTACTGTTTCGCTCATGTCTATTCCTCCGTTTCATAGAATTTTGAAAACCTTTGTGCTTTCATATAGATTCCGTCCTCCGGCTTTGAATCGTCTCCATTCCTGCCGTCAAACGAGAAATCATTTGCTTTCATGAGTGACTTGATTTCCCTCGCAAGTTCAACCTCGTCACTCTCTGAAAATATAGTGACCTGCACTGACAGCGTCACTCCCTCTGCATCGTCGTCCGAATAATTCTCGTCGTTCTCGCCCAAATCCCACAAGGTCACATGTTTGTCATGGATGTTTTTGTCATACCATCCTTGCATCACAATGATTTTCCTGTCTGATATTGGTTTTAATGCGTCGGATGCATCTTTGATGATGTCCGGACTGCTGCTCATGCTCTCACCTCATTTCAATGTGTTGTCTAAATAGGATTGATATTCCTGTTCTGCGATTTTTTGCAGTTCCGCATCTGCCTCACGCCCTGTTGCATAGATAAATTCTTGAGGCGGGCGATAGATAGTTCCCCAGTTTATGAATTTCACATAAAAATGTTCGCTGTTGTCCGACTTTTCCCATCCAACATCCGCAGACGCTCCGGTGTCTTTCACCTTGACCGCTCCCAGTGGTATGCTGTCCGCTGCATGTGATGTCACGGATGACTTTGAACCAAATCCTCGACCGGACAATTTAATGTCCGCAGATTTTGGAATCTTACCGGACATGATGTTTTTCACGACTGGTTCGCTTTGCTTGACAATCTTTTCATTGACCTCTTTTATGTCCTCGTCGCTTGCTGCGTCCTCAAATGCTTTCATAAGTTCTTTCAAACCTTGAAATTCCATCTCAATTTTCACTGCATCACCTCCGGTGTCAGATTATGACACTATGCTCCCGCTCTGCATTTCAACTGATATTTCCTGTCGTCTGTGAACATCGGACACGCATCATATATCTTGAACTCAACGCCTTTATACACTGCATAGAACTCTTTCAGATTCAATCTGATTTCCTCCATCTTGTCGCAGGCTCTCGTTTCAAACACAATCGTGTTCTCAAGACCTATCTGCAAGGCATTGTATTTCTCGTTTGTTCCCAAACTCTTGACATCGCACCAACATGAGAAAAATTCCTGTTCCTCTTGCTGCCGTCTGCCATCAACAACGCTTGTTGTCTTACGAATTATCTTGATTCTCCCCGTCATTCTGCTGCACCTCCGTATATTTCTTTCAGTAACATAGAGGAAACGGCAGCGGATAGCGTTTTTGTGTCGCTCCGGTACTTGTCACGGTTGTCGTACAGTTCTTTCACGGACATAAATGCAAGCAGTTTTTGACGGCTTGTGAGGTTGTTCCGGTCGAAATTCGGAATCAGTTCCGTCATTTCATCCAGTGTCGTGTCAAGCATCAATTCAAGGATTTCAATGTCGTCATCATAGTCGATGTGACAATATGTCTTGCATGTAGCAATCAGACCGCCTCTGTACTTCTCTTTTTCTTCATCCGTCATGTTCTCACCTGCTTTCAATAGCAGGACGGATTCACCGCCCTGCTGCCATATTACCCGTTGATAACTTCTGTAATCTGACCCTTGATGACTGCTCCCTTGTCAACAGGCTGCACATCGAAACGGTCACGCACCTTGATTCCGGTCATGTCCTTATCCCATAAACCCGCACCTTTGTCATTAAGGTCGATTGTGAGGACGTTTCTGTCAAAGAGTGTGACTGCCTCTTTTAAATCACCGCAGAAAATAGGATGCTTGTACCCGTCGATTGTGTGACCATCGGTGTTCATAATCTTCTCGGATGCAAGAGTTTTCTTTGATAATTTGATGATAGGATATTCACCGAAAAGCATCTTTCCCTTTGTCTGCTGTGTCGGGTCTTTCTGTAAAATATAGTTGCCGTCTTTATCCTTTAACTTGTCAAGGTAGTTGAAACCGCTCTGATTTGTGATAACAACTGCATTGTCAGCGATTGCAGGGTCTAACTGCTCATTGAAAATGTCCTTGAGGCTGTCAAGGTTCTCGACTGTGACCTCTTTCCCTTTTGTCATCTCATTGAGTACCTTGAGAATCATTGCGTTACGGGTTGCCTTTGTTTTCTTGGCAATCCATTTGTTGATGTATGCCATAATGTTGGATGCTGTGTCCTCAAGTAACTCTGCCGTCATCTTGAGGATTCCGCCCTTTTTCTTTACCTTGTACTCAATCGGTGAAAATTCCGGTTCGTCCATCTCCGGAAAATCCGCAGCCTCGTCAACATTGTCAAATGGTGTTGATTCTGCATCAACCTCAATGTTTCGTGTTCCTGTCTTAGTTGTTACGCCCTCGACATTGACATACTGTTCAAGGTTGTCGGATGAACGACGCAACTCGATGATGTCTGTTCTGATGTCCTCCGGAATTGTCACGCCGATTCCGACCTCTCCCTCACTTCCTGCGGTTGTGTCGGATGTGAGTGCATCCTTGTACACCTTGATGTCTGCCTCGTCTGCCTCTTTGTGCAGGAATCCGGCTTTGACAATGTTGACAAATGATTTCACGATGTTCTTTTTGTCCGGCTTGACATCCCCGTCGACCTGCTTTGCAGTTCCATTCTTGACCTTGTTCTCGATGCCGTCCTGCTCGTCCTCGTCCAAATCATAGAGGAGGTCGAATCTGTTCTGTAATTCTACGAGTTCCTCCTTTGCTGCTCTTGCCTTGTCGAGTTTTCCATCGTTCACAAGGCTCTTGACTTCATTTTTCTTGTCGTTAATCTGCTTTAATAACTTCTGTAATTCCTTATTCATGACTTTCTGTCCTCCATTTCTTACATACCATAAAGGTATAAATCATCAAGAATCTGCTGCTTTTCTGCCTCGATTCTCTGTTTCTCTGCCTCTGCTGCTGCATTGTTCCGGTTTTCCAATTCCGCAATTACCGCATCGACAATGTCCTTTGTGTCGATTCCCTTGAGTGCCTCCGGAATATTGTTGTATTTCTCGAAAAAGTCAGATGCACACGCTGCAACTGCTGCCTTTTCCTCGATTTCAACATTGAAATACTGTTGCATCTTCTTACTGTCGAACCATGTCTCATTGCTCATGAGAGATTGAATTTTGTCTCTTGTGACACCCTCCTGCACATGTTCCATGTAGACATCAAGAATTGAATCCTCGCAGAGATTCAACTGCTTTATGACTGCCTTGAAATCGTCTGCGTTTCCGTATGCCATGCATAACGGTTTGTGAATCATTGCTTGAGCACCTGTTGCGAAATGCAGTTCGTCACATGCAAACATGATGACTGATGCAATGGATGCAGCCATTCCGTCAACATATCCGACTTTGTGTCCGTCATATCGCTTTAACTGGTTGTAGATTGCCAGTCCTGCAAATACATCTCCACCGCCGGAATTGAAATAGATGTCAATGTCCTCATATCCATCTAACTGGTTGAGGAAATCTGCGATGTCCTGCGGACATCTGTCCTCCTCGTACCACATGGATTCCCATGTCGCCGATACAATGTCACCGTAGAAATACAAGGAACATCTGCTCTGTTCCTCGTCCTGCTCTAAATCCAAATAGCCGACATTTTCAACTTTTCCGCTGCGTTTATTTTTCTTTGTGAAATCAAAACGTCTTTTCTTTCCCATGCTTATTCACCTCCCTCCTCGTCAGTCTCGTCCTCTGCCGTGTCGGTTTCGTCCGGTTCTGTTGCTGTGTCCGGCTGTTCTGTGTCCGGCTCTGTTTCTTCCTCCGGTTGCTCCGGTTCATCGGTGTTCTCCTGCTCGGATTCACCTTTCAAATATGCTGCACCCGCCATCGTCAACGGTACGATGCTACCGTTTGCAAGTAGGACATCGCCTCCCTCCGCATCTTCCATGTCGAGTTTACGTCTTGCCTCATTCGGTTTGATAATCATTCCACCGACACCGTTTCTCAAATACTCCATCTGCGTTTTTGAATCGGTGCGGAACAATACCTTTTCGTTGAATTTGTAATAATATCCGTCGTCTGTATCTTCATCCGGCAGCATTTTGAAATTGATTTCCTCCTCATACTGCTTGATTATGAACAGTTCTGTGTCAACGTAGAATGATAACTGCTGCATTTCGCTGTTACTGTATGACGACTTTGAATAGTCGTTGATTTGATTCGGTTTCACCCCGAACGCTCCGGCGATTTGCAGTGCATTGTATTTTTTCAGTTCAAAGAACTGCGAATCTGTCAGTTTGATGTCGAGAGGTGTGAGTTTCATCCCCAACGGAACAGGCAGGATTTTTCCTGTATTCTTCGCTCCGCTGCCGAACTCCTCAAACGACTTGACAAGTGCTGTTTTCGCTTTTTCGTTCAGTTCTCCGGTATATTCAAGAGTTGCCTTTGCTGTCAGACCGCTCTCATACAAGTTATTCATGAACGACTGTGATTCGGATGCACCTGCAACCGTGTCTCTTAATATCTGTTGCACTGGTAGTCCTGTGATTCCGTCAAAACTGAAAGATGTCTTGAAATGCATCACCTCGTCTGTACTGAACACATATTGACGACCGGATGTCGGGTCTGTGTAGACGTACCACAAACGCCCCACTCCTGCGAATATCCCTGCATCATCAACGACTATCTGCACACAATTTGACTGCATGACCCACAAATCAACGATTTTTATTTCACCGCCGAATTTCTTTCGGTCAAACTTCTTTCTCATATACACATAGCCGTTTCCGTAATGGTTGCGGTTGATTTCAACCGTGTTCCAAAATGTTGTTGGTGTCATGAACGGATTCGGTCTTTTTGAGAGCAGTTTTGATGTATCTGTCGCCTCTGCCTCAATGATTCCCTTGTCCGTTTTCTGATAATATTTGATAGGCATTTTTGCAAGGGTTTCTGACAGCATCTTGAGACATGTGAAATATGTGACCTCTGATGTCGGTTTCCCTTTTCTTTTTAGTCCTATCCGCTCAAGGAATGACGGTGAGTTCAGTGTCACAACGCCTCCGCTGTCCTGTGGTTCACCTCTCCACCAATTTGAAATTTTTACTCCTAATCTCTGAAACGGATTCATTTATTTCTCACCGCCTTTCTTCATGTATTTTTCATATTGCTCAAGCCATTCATTGACAGTTTCGTTCACATCCGGACGGTATTCTTCTTTCATTGCGTGTTTCCATGCGTCGATGATAGCGTCAATCGGGTCGATTCGTTCTGTCGTGATGTCCTTGTCAATCTTTATTTCGCCGTAGTTGTTTGAAATGGTCTTTGCGTTCGCAATCGACCAAACAAGCAGGCTGTCAACCGGAACAACTATCTTGTTGCCCTCTTTGCCGACTTCCATTCCCTCAATCTCCACATTACCCGCAAGAATCTCAAGTCTGAAATCGACGGTCGCATCGTTCAACTCTTTTGCTGTCTGTGTGACAGAAATTGAATCAAATCCCATCGCCTCAAGGTCTGACAGGAACGCCGATGCGTTGTGCGGGTCGTAACAAATCAACTGCGGTTTGAGGTTGTATTCCCTCACCAAATCCTCAAGATATTTGATGATATATTTGTAATCTGTCTTGATTCCTCCCAGTGTTTCCGTTACTGTCACAAGACCCTTTTCAATCCATACATCATACGGTACTTTGTCGGTCTTGATGTGTTCATCTACCCTTGAGGACGGAATGAACGAATGTGTGTGAACAAAATATTTTTTCGTGTCCTCCACCATAAACGGAATCACGATTGCGATTGAGGTCAAATCTCCTCCGGATGACAAGTCAACTCCGACATAGCATTTTGACCCTCTGAAATCCTTGAGCGATTTCAGAACGGCACATGCTTTCCATGATGCAATATCCTTGATGTACAGTGAATTAGACCACTGCATCCACATGTTGAGCTGCTTGACAAGGAAATCTCTCAAGTCCTCCCCGCCCATATCACGGGCAGTGTGTGCAATCGGAATGAGGTTCTCAAGTGCGTCTCGGTCAAACTCAAGAATCGGGTTCGCTTTTATCCAGTTTTCCGGAGTGTATCTGTCGTCGTGTTCGTCCATCTGTGCGATATACACAAATTGACTGTCGTTTTCAAAAACTCCCTTGAGTAGATTGCAGCAATACTCATATAACTTGTAACACGGCGACTTGAGGTCGAATCCTGCTGTCGTGATGACCGAAATCAACGCCGACTTGAGTTTCTTGATACCGCCTTCAAGCAGTTTGTACATCTGATTTGTTTTGTGTGCGTGGTACTCGTCGACAATACCCAAATATGCACGGTGTCCGTCGAGTGACTTTGTGTCTCCGGACAACGCTTTGATTTCCGAATGTGTCAACAGACAGTCAATCGTGTGGTTGTGGTCATGAACCTTGAACCACTCTGACAAATCCTCGTCGGAATTGATGAATTTTGCGACCTCGTCAAAAACAATATTCGCTTGGTCTTGCTTTGTAGCCGTACAAAATATTTTTCCGTACTTGTACCCGTCGAAATTGCCGTAATAACACGCCAAAATACCATTGATGAACGATTTTCCGTTCTGTCGCCCTAATTGCACATAGGATGTTCTGAATCGTCTGTATGACTTTTCCTTTGTTCTCCATCCATTGAGTGACCCTAAAATGAAACACTGGAACGGATATGCCGTCACATGCTCATTTTCCTCACCCTCTGCAATAGTCAATTCCTC